GTCAGAATCCCTGCTAGAACGCGACGATGCGATTGCAAACATGGAAGAGATGGTTCGCGTCTCTGACGTGCTGGTTCGCGCTAACACTTTGGCCAACGCTTCGGTAGAGCAGTTCTCAGTAGCCTTGACAACCAAGTCCGGTGCTGCCCTCCGTGCTTTGAATAAGGACATGGAGGAAGGTGTTGCGGTTCTGGCAGCCTTCGCTGATCAAGGTATCAAGGGCGAGATAGCCGGAACTCAGTTGTCAATTGTTCTTCGTGACTTGACAACAAAGGCAATCAAGAATAAAGCGGAGTTCGAGGCTATGGGCTTGCAGGTGTTCGACACCGAAGGCAACATGAGAAACCTCGGTGACATCATCGCCAATCTGGAGGACGTGCTCGTTGGCATGAGCGACGAAACGCAAAAGGCTACGCTTCTACAGGCTGGGTTCTCTGACAAGTCGCTAGCTTCGATTCAGGCTTTGCTGGGAACTTCAGATGCAATCAAGCGTTACGAGACAGAGCTACGCGCTGCAAGCGGAACAACTGAGGAAATTGCCGACAAGCAACTTGAGTCATTCAACGCTCAGATGGACTTGCTCAAGTCACGCCTACTAGACGTTGCCATCGAAATCGGCGGACAACTTGCTCCGCGATTGCTTGACTTGCTAGATCGCATGAGTCCTATCATCGACCAAGCTGCACCGGTCATGTTGGACCTGTTCGACAGAATCCAAGCGGTGCTGACCAAAGTCTATGAGGAAGTTAGCCCGCTGATCGAGGCAGCGCTGCCTTCGTTCCTGCAACTATTCGAGGACTTGCGCAAACCAGTCGGTCAGGTACTTGAGTTTCTACGCATTCTCGGTGAGACAGTGCTCAACACTGTAATCAAGCTTGTCACAAATGAAAACTTCCTTGCAGCCTTGAGTTCTATTGGTAAGTCCTTCGGCACAATTGCTGAACAAATTGGCATCGTTCTTAAGTCGCCTATTGTTCAGTTCCTGCTTGACCTCACAAGCGGAATCATCATCACTGGACTAAACGTCTTGGCCGCTGCACTTGAAGTAGTCGCCAATGTGTTCCAGCGAGTCATAGACGTAATCAACGCATTCAACCGCACTAGCGTCGCACCTAAGACTCTGCCAGGTGGAGGCATGAGTTCAGTCTCAGGATTCCAAATCAACCGAGGCACTCAAAGCTACGTGCCAGGTATGGCAGATGGTGGCATCGTCCTACCAACGCCAGGCGGAACATTAGCAATCATCGGTGAGGCTGGTCAGAGCGAAGCAGTCATTCCGCTAGATCGACTCGATTCAATGATGGGACGTGGAGGTGGAAACATCTCTATAACCGTAAACGCCGGAATGGGTACAGACGGGCAGGATGTCGGGCGAAAGATTGTAGACGAGATTATTAGGTTCGAGCGTTCGTCCGGTCGAGTATTTGCGAGGGCATAGTGACTACTAACGTTGTAGAAATCGGCTTCGACGTATCAGGTTCGCCAGACGCGCCGTTCGTTACCCTAAACGACCCGGTAAAGGGAATCCTAGGTTCTACTGAATACGTCCTAGGTGGGACGCTTTATTACGACGTCACGGACAAGGTTCTCAACTACGGCATAAGCCGAGGCAAGTCGCGCCAGCTAGACCGCTATCGCGCTGGAACCCTAGCGGTAAACCTAGACAACACCGACCGCACCTTCGACCCGCTCTACTCAGGGTCACCATACGCCGGTCAAATTATTCCGCGTCGTCCGGTGCGCATAACTTCCAACGACATAACACAGGTGATCGGCTCTATCGACGACTGGGACTTAGCGTATGAAACTAAGGGTCGTTCTATTGCAACCGCAAAGGCTTCCGACCGACTCACGCAATTAGCTAATCAGACACTCACCGGCGGGACTCAGGTGGAGCAAGTATCCGGCGCTCGCATTGAGGCGATACTTGACGACCCGGAAGTGAACTGGCCAGTAGGTAGTCGCAACCTAGACGTCGGTCGCACAACGCTTCAGGCTGACACTATCGCCGTCGGTACGAACGCGTTGCAATACATTCAACGCATAACCGAGATTGAACCCGGCGCGTTCTTCGTTGCGAAGAATGGTGACGCACGATTCCGCGATCGTTACTCCAGCGCGTCTAATGGTGTGATAAGTTTTAGCGACTCCGGTGTTGGTATCCCTTACACGAACCTAAGGGTTATCTACGGAACGGAGCTTTTGTCTAATGAGGTAGTAGTCGAACGACTTGCAGGTGGAACCGCCGTAGCAAGCGACGCTAATAGTCAAGAGCAATACGGAATCTTTAACTTGACAATTCAAGACGCACTAATGAACGAGGACACCACGGCAGGATTCCTAGCCGACTACCTAGCGTCTAAATACTCCAATCCGGAATACCGCTTTGAAGCGCTAGACGTAGATCTAACAACTATCACAAACGAGCAGCAAGACAGCGTCCTAGGACTAGAGCTTGGGGATGTAGTGCAGGTAACGTTTACTCCGTCTAATGTAGGCGACCCGATTGTTAGGTACGTAGAGGTTATTCGTATTTCGCAACGCGTCACACCGACTAGCCACGTTATAGGGTTCGGCTTCGGTGGCCTAGAGGTGAACTTCTTTAGATTGTCGGATTCTATCTTTGGTAGACTTAGCCAGGGCAACTCGCTCGCTTATTAGGAGAACACTATGACCGGTTGGAAAGATTGGACGGTTGGCGAGGTAGTAACCGAACCCGACTTCCAAAGCTTTATCCAGAACCAGGTCGTGCAGGTTTATGCCGATTCAACTGCGCGAGGAACCGCACTAGGCACGGCAGTTTCCGAAGGAATGATTAGCTACCTAGAGGACACAAACGCCGTTGAGTATTACAGCGGGTCGGCTTGGGTAGGCGTATCGAATCCCGGCGACATTACCGCAGTCACCGCAGGGACCGGACTAACTGGTGGCGGTTCTACTGGCGACGTAACGCTAGACATAGACTATGCGGCTGTTGGCTCCGCTGTGACAATCAACGCTACTCAGATTGATCACACTCTCACAAGCTCTACGGCGACTGCATATACTGTGGCAACAGCAGACGCCAACACCGTTCTAAGATTCACAAATGCGAGCGCCGTTGTGACCCTCAGCACGGCAACTGCCTTTAGCGCAGGTGAGCGTGTAGATATTGTGGATGATGGTGGCGGGCTAACCGTGACAAATGGAACTGGCACTTACCTAGGCGGTGCCGGGACCGCAGGAACGGTGACATTCTCAGTAGGCGACCAGTTCTCCGCTGTAACAGTGCTGGCCCTAGGATCGGACGCGTACCGGATTATCGGTAACATTACGGTGGTCTAAATGCTGCTACTAGGTGTATTAGCATCCCAAGCACAAATAGCAGTGCCTCTCGATTTGCA